AAAAACAACTTACTGGATGGCGACTAATTCAAGCGCAGCGATCACCATGCAGCATTTGAGTGGCGCGCCTCAACTCGCAGCAGCATTTGCCATTGGTGCGCCAACGCTGGCGACAATATCAAGCTCAGCAACAGCGTCTGGAGGCTGGAGGTTGGTTTCTCAGACATTCGGAACATGGCCTACACTGACCGCAGGCGCAACAACTATTCAAACTGGCGCACCTCGCGGTGGTATAGTTTTTCTGCAAATTTCTGCTCTACTATAATGGCAATAGCTTACTCACCAATCGCAATCGTTATATCGGATGACTACGATCCAAGTCGTCCTCCGTTGGTATTGCCTGCGACTGCAACAAGCGCGGAAGTCGAAGAGGCCGTGGCGAATTATATTTCAGTATTCCGGCCAAGCGTAACCGCCATTGAACACTTGCAAAGCGTGGGCCTCGGCAGCGATTACCAGCCGACTCTCATCTACCTTCGCATCAATTTAACGGCCGCAAACAAAACATGCGCGGAACTCGACGCGCTCGAAGCCTATTTGCAAGGCGTGTTGGCAGTTTTCGCGCAAGACCAAAGCCCGCGAAATGATTGGCCCATGCCACCAGTGACCTTTGACGCGGCAGTCATTGCAGCAATGTCCGAACTTTCTTAAAATATGGCGAACGAACTCAACACAGCACAGGCAACCAGCGGGCTTACGATCACCGCGCAACTCTTTCAGACGGGCGCAGCAGTTGGCTCCGCGATAACATGCGCGGAAGTTGGAAGCTCAAGGTTTTATTCAGCCAACATGCCGACTATCACGGCTGGCACGTATCAGGTTGTTTTCTACCAGTCCGGCGTAACTCCGCTTTCGAGCGGACTCATCGCGTGGAATGGCACGGCTGAAATTTTGGTAAACGATCTCTCGACCGCTACCACCGCAGGCATTGCGGATGCAGTCTGGGACGAAGCCACGAGCGGGCACACAACGAGCGGAACTTACGGCGGGCGGATTGTGCGATCGACTAACGCAAACAACGAATTGGCAATAAACGCTCAGCATCATGCCGCCGTCAATGTCCACCAATTTCAGACCGGCGTAATCGTCTCAGGTGCTTTTGATGCTGGCGTCCTGACCGCATTTGCTGTTCCTGAATTGCAGGAAATCCACCTCATCCACGGCTTGAAATCCGGCAGCGCGTTGACCGTCACGCCTTCAAGCCGAGCGGCTGGCGCGGTCTCGCAAAACATAACAGGCGACGGAGTCGCTAGCACAACCGTCACGCGAGTCTAAGTCATGCTAGTCAGCCTGCTCATCGCAACGCAGGGCCTGCTTTCAAGCCCGACGCCGCTTTCAATCGGCATCCAAGGGCTTCTGGACCCGGACGCAGTTACGCCGCCACCGCCGCCGCCGCCGATTGTAAGCGGGCGTGACTTACCGGGTGGATTCTATCGGCACGGGCAGAGAGCAATCGTCGAAATTGCGCGCGGCGTATCTGCGAAACTCAGCACCGCAGATATCGGGATTTCAATATCTACAACCGCAAGCGTGCGCGGCTTCTCATTCCTGTCTGGAAGTGGGCTTGCGGATGTATCGACATGCGAAAAATTTTACTTGCAGGGCAACGTGCAAAACATTTCAGCCAATCGCGTGCGGCAGTCGATTTCCTGTTCCTTCGACGTCGTATATTCCCGCGAAGATGACGAAGCGGAAATGTTGCTACTCGCTCAGGCCGCGCTTGAAGAAATGTTTTTGCAGAACATCGTTGACCAATACGACGATTGATTTTTTTGACATCGCCGCCTCGGCATGAGCGACGTCATAGAAGCAGTCTCCATCATATCAGTCGGTGAGGCCAAGGGCCACGGACTCTACGTGGACGCGCAAACATTGCGCGAGGTTAAGGCGTGTGCGGAAACCTACGCTGGCGGCGTCAAAGTCAATCTCGATCACGGTGCGGGAATCAAAGACATCATCGGCTTTGTCGATAACTTTCGCATCGTCGGAGAAAAACTCCTCGGAGATTTGAACCTTCTGCAAAACGCAGACCGGCGCGCATATGTTTTGGAAATTGCCGAGAAGCTTCCCGACACATTCGGCATCTCGATTGCATTCAGCGGGCCCGTGCGGGACATCGGCGGCAAGAGTTTTGCATCGTGCGAGGAACTTTACTCCGCCGATTTGGTGCAGACACCCGCAGCGAATCCCACCGGCCTCTTCAGCTTCGAAGCAAGGTCAGTTGACAAAATTTCCAAGCAAATGGAAGACACACCCGAAATCGAAATCGAACCCAAGGAAGACGAAGTGAGCATTGCCGACATCGTCTCCCGTCTCAGCGCCCTTGAATCCGCCTTTGGCGATTACAAGAAGGCAATGGAAGCCGCTCCCGAAGAGCCAAAGGACGAGCCAATGAAAGACTCTGAAATGTCCAAGCTCGAAGCCAAGCTCGACACGATCATTTCAAACTTTGGCGCAGCTCCCATGAAGGCATCCGCTGCCGCCGAAGTTCCTGCCGAAGTCAAATTTGATTTGAAAAATTTGATCGAAACAAAAACCGCAGAACTCGGATCCAAGACCGCCGCAATCAAATTCGCGATGTTGAATCACCCTGCTGAATACATCGCCCTTCGCGACTCCAATCAACTCAATAACCTCTAATCACCTCACAATATGGCAACCCAAAATGACATCCCACTCCGCTCGTTCACATTCGCGACCGCGCTCTCAGGTAACACGCTCGTCCGTTGCTCAGGCGACAACGCAGCCGCCGCACTCGTAACCGCCTCCGAAGTCATCGGCGTCCTTCAAGACGACGTGGCAGCCGCTGGCGTTGGCGAAGTGAAACTCTTCAAGGCAACTCAATTCGGAATCGTTTCGCCTGGTCCCGTGACCGCTGGCAATTCGGTTTTCGCCACAACCGGCGGAGTGATTGTCGGAACGCTCGTCACGTCTGGCGTGACTCTCGGAACCGCAATCAATTCCGGCGTAACCGGCGACATCATCGAGTTTGCAGTTCGTCTCTAAGCACCTGATCGAAACACTCAACTAACTAACTACCATGTCACTCACCACCACCACAATTCGCGGAGACATCGCACAGGCCGTTTACGAGGGCCGCTCGAACAAGCAAAACCTCTTCATCGGCGCCGAAGTCATGCCGATCTACGTTGCAGACGTTCGCTCGGGCGAGTATCTGAAAATCAACCTAGGCGCATCCGAGGCACTTAACGACGACGCGACCAAGATCGCCGCTGGATCCGCCTATCCTCGCGTTGGACGCAAGTTCACATCGGACACCTTCGCCACTACCGAGTACGGCTTGGAGGAAGTCCTTCCCGACGCAACTCAGCGCGACCTCGCCCGCTTCTTGGACGTTGAGGTTGCCGTTGCCGACATGCTCCTCAGCCAGATCCAAATTGGCCACGAGCTTCGTGTTGCCTCGCTCACCTACGCAGCGAACGGCCTCACAGCCATCTCTGCCGCCGGTGCAACCGCTGCCTACACCGAAGCCAACATCACATCGTTCGACCTTCCGGCCGACGTCGCCGCTGGCAAGTTGGAACTCGCCAAATATGGCGTGCTCCCAAACACGCTCATCATGTCCGCAGTCCTTTTCGAGCGCGTCCGCCGCTCGACCAAGGTGCAGAATCAAATGTTCGGCGTAGTCGCCACGAACTCCACCCGCCTACTCTCCGAGCAAGAAGTTGCTCAGGCAGTCGGCGTTGAAAAAGTCCTCGTTGGCCGCGCTCCTCGCAACACTGCCAAGAAGGGCCAAGCTTACTCAGGCGGATTCGTCTGGGGTGACAGCTACCTTGCACTCGCTAACACAGTTGGCGGTGAGTTCGCAGCCGGTGGATTCGGACGCACGATCCTCTGGGGCGCTGATAGCCCAGTGCCTTTCGTCTCCGAGACCTACCGCGACGAAGCCCGCCGCTCGAACATCCTCCGCGTGCGCCAGCACGTATCCGAGAAGGTTGTCGACGGCTCCTCGATCATCCGCATCACGACCGGCCTGTAAAAGATCACGGTTCACATCAAACCCGCTCTCGCAAGGAGCGGGTTTTTTGTTGCCCTTTTGACATCGCTCCCTTGGCAGAAACATGAACCAAAAAAATCGCCTTGTCGCAGCCTTGATATGCGGCAACGAAGCCGAGCGCATTGAACGGTGCGTCCGATCCCTGCAAAAAATCTGTGATGATGTCGTCATCATCCGCGCCGTCGGAGCACTCGAACCCGACGCAACTCTCGACATCGCAAAGAGCCTCGGCTGTCACGTCGGAGAATATCGCAACTCACCACTCTGCCGCCATTGGCCGCACCTCGACGACTTCGCCGCCGCGCGAAATGTGGCATTTGAAAAAGCCTACGACCTAACCGGCGAAGGCGGCTGGGTTATGTGGGCAGACTGTGACGACGTGCTCCAGGACAACATGGTTGAGCCTACGCTGAAGGCGCTCCGCGATTGTCCAGCAGAGTGCGATTGGATTCTCAGCGACTACGTCATCCCTGAGCAACACAAGCGCGCGCCGCGCGAGCGATTCTTTCGCTACCGCACCGGCTACTGGTGGCGGGCGGTGCATGAGAACGTCCACCCGACAAAGACAATCAAGATTTACATGCGGCGCGATCTCGAAATCCACCACATGCCGCCGCTGGGCCAGCGCAAGAGCAACGAGCGCAACCAGCGCATTCTCGAATGGCAGGATCAATTCGCACCGCATTGGAAGTTCTATCTTCATTACGAAAAAATGATCACCGGACAGCGAGACCTATCCTTGCGCTACGGCGCGGAGGCCATCGCGATGAAGGACCTCGATCTTGTCCACAAGTATGAAACGCTGATGAACATGAGCAACATGACGGATGGCGAATCCTCG